CTTGTTCTACAAGAGCCGTTTATAGGTCTCAAACTAAGATGTTAGAAAGTATTGTTTGTTAATTTAACCTGAGCTCGAGTCTCAGTGTAAACTTTTGTGATATGAAGAATATTATTTGCAGTGGCTAGATTATCAGAGTGGAGCCCGAAGGCCCCGTTCCGTGAGGAACTTCTGCTAGAGTTGCGGTAAATGTAGTGCCCATACCAACCGAGATACTGCCCTAGGCCAAAACTGGACTACCGAGACTTTCGTCAAGGTTCCCTGGCTTCAGCCCTAGGCTCGCTCGAATCACATGCCGATTTTCATCGGGGTGATGTCGCACATAATAGGCATAATGTGCTTCTGCAAAATCCACTGGTTGGATTCGCAGACGGCGCTTTTGCAACGCCTCAACAATCCGTCCACGAAAGTCTCGAAAGAAACCTTCTCCATGGACGACTGCTTGTTCCAGGGCTTCTTCGATGTTAAGCCCAAGCTGTTCAATTGGGTCGTCGCTCTTGCGGACCCAGTCGACCATACTGGCCAACTCGCCTTGGCGATAAGCGCCAACCCATTGACACCACTTTGTGTTGTACACAAATTGTCTCTTCAAGAACTCGCATTCTTCGAGAGGAACCAATTCGACAATTTCGGCTCCTTTTGTTGCACTTGTGAAAGTCTGTCCCAGATATAGTAGGGCAGCCTCACAAATGGTTTTGCCATTGTACCAGTCGGCGACCTCCGGTCCGATAGAAAGGACTGAGTCGTCTCCATACACTTTAAGAGCACAGAACTCGTCAAAATGACGAAGTGCCATGTCCGGTGCATGGAGCATTGCCAGCTTTTCGAAGAGATACTTATAGTACCCCACTAGAGTGATGGAATTCACAATTGTCGTCAGGTAATTACCCGACGAGTTGCCAGTGTGTTTCTGAACAACTGCGTCGTCACAGATTGACACAGCGTGCAAGTTTGCCTCAATGAGGGACTTGCGCACCATGTTATCAGTGACGAGATCCGCCTCTGAGCCCTGATGATGAAGGGCATACCATTTGTTGATCACGTCAACTGACATGTCCAAGAACGGATTCAACACATTTCCGTCCATGGCCGAGAGATCTCCAGCAAACATCCCGTTTCCGGGACGCAAGAGATAACGTGCAAGCACGTCAAACTCAGGAGACTCTGCATCCAAGCCAGGTGCAAAGTATGATTCGTTGTGACTTTTGAAAAACGAAGTCACGAAAGCCCCAAAATATCGTCGATTTAGGAGTAATGAGTCCAAAGCCCCAGCCATAAAATGGCGGGTCTTGCCCTCGACGATTTTCTGTTTCAATCGCAACTCATGTTTCGCTGAGTCATTGAAAGGGTGGTTGATGACACCACCCAGCCGAAGAACCGCATCCTGCGCGTTCAAGGCTCGTTCCAACTCTGGTTTCAGAGTACAGGATGTCATTTCCTTTGAGTCATAGGTGACTTGACCCTCTTTGTCCCACATGTTGATAAAAGCGTATTTGCCTCGATGACCCTGACAATGATATCGAAAAGGAGATCCTGCACTGGCCGCCAATGTGACGGCCTTAGCAATGGGATCCTGCTCGATGCCATTCAACGCTTCTTGCCACGTCCATATTCGGGCGTGATTCGAGTCGAAGATGGGGAGTATGATTTCAGCAATGCTGTCACCAACTCGGTCCACCAGGGACTGAAGCACTGGAAAAGAATCGTGAGAATACTTCTCCATGCCCTGATACAAAGGATCCCAGTTCTCAATTTGACAGCGGGGATCAGACGCTGCAAGCAGTGCCGGTTCTTTAATCGGTTCTGCCACCATACCGTATATTGCTGACTCGGAGAACACTGATTTATCAGAAGAAAAACCAGTGACTATTGCCTTGCCAACAACGTCATATTGTGGTGGTGCTTGTCGATGTGGTATACGCGATGGATTTGCGTAGTAAAGCTCTGAATCAATGTCAAAATTAACATTCGGTTTCAGGGCGAGGACTGCTTCTGCAACATCCTCCCGAGTGATGGCCACTCCAACGCTGTAGTCTCCGCGACCACCAACGTGGATAAACATCAAACGGCGCTCGTCCGTTGGTTCCATGGAAATACCTGGCAGCCCACAGCTACCAGCTACACCGCGCACTTGTGAAATGTACGCAACGGAGTTCATGTTGTAGACGATATTACCGTCTTTGTCAGGAAACCGTCCTTTGATGTAGTCCTTCTCCGTTGATCGTACTGACTTGCCAACCATCTGTTGATAGAAGGCAGTTCGGTCCAAGGTGTTATAAGACAACATCACGGCTTCCCGTTTGTTGAATCGCCACAGATCTTCTTCTGTTTGCACGCGTCCTCGGAAATCCTTGAACGTTGGCACCACCAATCCAGGAAGACGCAAAAATGCCAAATCCTTTCCAGGAATCTGGTACTTCATTGCCTTCTCATAAATGATGGGATAGTTCTGATGTCCTTTTTGGATGGTAATTTTGGTTCCATCCGCGATATTTTCCATGAGGTGGTTGACTGTCACCATAAGGTTGCCAACAATACCAACACCAAAAACACCATTCAACTCGGGTTGATCTCCAATTCCGATATGAACAATGTTCTTGTAGAAGCCAGCTAAATAATCAGCAAGCTGCTCCTTAAAGTTGGTCGCCGGCATTCGCAAAACGCCTTGGCATTCGGCCGCGGCGATTTGTCCCGGATAGAGACCTTCGTCATCAGGCAAAAATCCGCGCAGAGCTTCTGGGTAGCCCACTTCCGTGAGCCACGTGAGTCGCACGCGATGATGTTCCTGATCGACTTCGTCAAAGTCCAATCTGTTGTTCAGATACGTGATGACACGATAGTAGAAATCACGATCGATACAGAAGATCTTATCAAAGAATGTCTGCCGATTATAATGGTACAAGACCAACATGGGATCCATGTTAGCCATTCGCTTTTTGCCGATTTTCTTCAGGCCATTGGCAATGAATGTCGGGACTACTCCCTGCTCACGCATTTCCTCAGCCTCTTTTCGAGCCTCTTTGTACTTTTGGGTTTCCCCAGAAGTTGCCACATCGAGTTCGAAGAAAGCTTGATTGACCATTTGGTCGCGCGTTGGTTTTCCATTGCGCTGTGCCACTCGGCCCGCTCTAACTGGCCGTCGTCGTCCTTCGGGATTGTAGGTTGTTGGTCCACAATTTTCCATTTCACGATAACTCATATCATCAAGGTCTCCCAAATAATGATAGAGGTCGTGATACAGATCCTCATTCTTCTCAAGCACTTTTTGCAAGAGATCGTCGCATTCTTGTTTGGCAATTGCAAACAAATTCTTCTTACCGGCTGACAAGATAGCCTCACGGCTAAACAAATCACCCTGCATGAACTTGCCAGCAATCGCCGCACTCAGTTTAGATGGATGGTAATGGTACCAGGCCATCTTAAAGATGCCGGCCATAGTGCCAGTTGCAAGTCCTAAAACAAACAACAATTTTGTGTCGATCTTTGCAAATTGCTCTACAAATTTTAGAGCCATGGTGCCATACAAAGCAACGATTTTGTCTTTCGACATTGCCATCACTTGTTTGATCTTTTCAAAAATCGTGGGTTTTTGCATGCCACGATGCATGTTCGCCAGATCATCAAGACGACGACGATAAAGATCTTCATCCTCAATGTCATCACTTTGATCGTTGACGGTCTGGAGATATTCGTCTCCAGCACCCTCATTACTGACTGCCGTGTCCAAAGCAACTGCCATCCTGGCAATTGCTGCCGCTCGACCGTCTGTTAATGACGGAAGAGCATTTCCAACTGGTGCGGTGTAATACGGTTCTGGCCGATTTGCCATTACCGCGTGCACTGACTCTGGGATAGTGCATCGTGCTTTTGGAACACGATCACCAATATGTCCAGAGGTGTTCATTGCGAGCTCAATTAGCTCATTAGGTAACACCAGACTGTGAGCCTGTCGCTCCGTATGAAGAATGTAACATTCTTTCAACGAAGCAATAAACTCCGGCCAACGAAGCTCCTCACCGATTTTAACATCAGTGAGAGAGTCGTGCCGTTGGAAGAGATACTGATCGTATTTTCCTCCAATATATTCTGGATTGTAAACCCAATGGCCATCGCCACCCGCTTTGGTTGTCATCCATTTCCCCTTTGCAGGGTCAATGGTCAATTCGACGGTGTAATTTCTACGCCGTCGAAGCGCATCTTGGTTGGTAATTTCCTTGAACTCTTTCATTCTGCCATTTGATGATGTCATCACCATGTCCACATCACAAATCATACCCTTATCGGGTAGATCTGCCATGGGCAATGGTGCTGTACCAACAGTACAAATTTGGAAGAGCTCGGTTGCTTCTGGTACCCCAGTTATTGAGGGGTCAGATTGACCATAGTCATCATATCGGATAACGTGTTGTCCGATAGAACGGCCTCCAAAGCCGTCCCAGTGCTTCATTCCAATAGCCCGCGGATAAACATTGCGGACACGAGCGAGTTTTGATGCTCGTTCGAACCAGTCCTCGTCGGACTCTCCTGGTGCATGAGGTATTGTTGACATAACCTCCATGCCAAAGAAGACAAAGGCAATATCATCTGCAATAGTTGATTTGCCAATGTTCGATGGACCAGACAGGAAAAGCCAGAAAGGACACATTTGTGCGCCCACTCCTCGTGAGAAGATTGCTTTAATCTTACCACCCACGGTATTGACTGTGCGTATAGCACGTGTGAAAGCCAATGGCATGTTTTTCTCGCCATACAACGATAACGCCTCATCATACAAGGCATGGCCCAAAGCCATATCTTTAAGAAGTGCCGATTTCGCTGCGTAATTCGTAGTCTCGCAAGTGGCCCAGCCAGCTTGCTCATAGTCATTACTACGCAGGATAAAGGCAAGAACGTCATCTCTCGTCATAAAATCGATAGTGCGAAACGATGGAAATAGTTCGCAAATCCAAGCCTTGACACAGACAGGAACGAATTCAATGAGTTTAGTCATCAAACACGAACCCGACTCCATCAATTTTGACAACGGTCCTGCAAGACGAATTGCTTCCACAACTCGCTTTGTAGCCGTAGCTGAAGGAACCGACAGTGCAAGAAGCATACCAACCGCCGAAACGATTGGTAGCATGCCAACTTCCATTCCTTGGTTGTTGACACCCCCATTATTGATTTGAACCTGGGGTCTGAAATATTGCACAATCAGCTCAATAGCTGATTTGATGATCGACGTTGATGTGCCGAAAAGTGAAGCAACGCTAAAAGCGATGCTGCCGCCTAATAATGCAGTTGGATCTTTCATCATCTGCACCAATTGCAACACGATAGAAATAACTGTTGCGATGTTACCGTCGTTCAACAAATGATCCGCGTCGGTAGCGCGAACCATTCGGGAGACAATTGTCTCCAGTCCGTCCAAAACGTTATTTGCTCTGTTCGACATGTTATTTAAACCGTCAGTATCGACGCCGGTTAAAACGGCGAAAATGCCTTGGTTAATAACACCATCGGACATACAATCTGTCTCAATAGACGAGAGAGTAACAGCAAAACGCTTGCGGGCTCCGTTTGAGTTCAACAAAAACGAAACCCAATCCCGTAGGATGTCCTCTTCAGATGGATTTGATTTTGATGGGCATGGATTGTTCGCATAAAAAACACCAAAGATGCATTTCTGCTCCTCTAGCGTTCGTCGATGCAGAGCTTTCCAAAGAGCCCATTGCCAACGATTCGGTTCCACACAATGAATGCATGAACAGCCGATATCAAAGGCTTTCTTCATAGCCGTGTTCACAACCAAAGCCGCAAGGTCCATTCCTGGTGGAATGACCAACGGCCCCGGCTTTTTCGCCTCGCCAATGCGTTCTTGTTTCATAGTATCCAAGCGGTTGTTAAGCGCGAGTACCATTTCTTCAAGACGCTGAATCTCTAAGTCTTGCGGACTGAGAGTTTGCTTAAAATGAAGCTGTTGCCGATTTTTCTTGGCAACGCTAAGCATTGTCGCGATGAAGGTGCGATTTGGTTTCGACAACTCCACTAAACGATTGTTCGGGAAAATATCCAATCTCTCAGATTCATTGTTCCAAAACTTAATGTTTTGTGCAGTTATCGGGACGCTGTTCTTTACTCCGTCATGATGAAGTTTTCTGTTTTCACATGCAAAACTCAATAATTGGGAATAATAAAGCCGATTCTTTGACGTCATTTGAATAAATTCAACTTTCGTCACAGTAAGGACTTTGTTTGCGTCCACATCGTAATACTGTACGATGTTTGATGGAAAATTGACTGGCTGCTGAGCTGCAGCGGCGCACTTCGAACTGGTCGGTTGTGCTGTAGTCATAGTTGTAAGATACTTACGCTCGTCTTACCAAGCGGTACGATGTTTACTGACATCGACATCAGTAGCAATGCCGGGTATAAAGTCCGGACAAGAACGCTAAAAAGGTCCTAGAGCCATCAAAGGTCGGGGAATTCGGGTGAATGTCCAGTCGTCCAAGTGTTTGAGATCAAAGATCCTAAATATATCAACCTTGCTTTTAATGAACAATATGCAATCTGGAAAATGATGAAGGATAGCGTAAGAGCCTTCGGGCTATGACAACTGTCTAGTATCCGCGCTTCACCACAGAACAAATAACATAAAATTCAACGCTTACCGAAGTAGCATGAACAAATAGTTAATACACCAGGTTTGTGTACACCTCCCTTTCAAGAGGGCCTGCCCCTCTCGGGTTACAGCTCAGTACGGCAATAGCCAATTTCTTGACTATCCGACGTTCAGATTTCTCTGGCGTCGCGAGCACACAATTTGGTACATTGCTAAAATAGTGTACATAGTACACATAAAATAAACAACAATGGTTTGTAGTCTTTCCTACAGTCATTTACTAAGAATAACCAGCGTAGATTCTTTGCTTCGAATAGATACTGCTTCACAAAC